AAATGGGATGTAATTGTAAGAAGAAAGGTGAAACTGTTGCAAGACAGTACTATGTTCCTGCAACTGATACTGAACCATCAAAGATTATTGAAACAAATGAAATAATTCCTATTCCACAAACTCCTGATGAATTATTAGCACAAGAGTTAAACGAGTGGAATGGTGGACCACAAATAACAATACAAGAACCTCAGACAAAGGATGAATGGTATGACCAAATATCAAAAGGAATAAGAAAACAAGATGGATAGGTTAGAGAAACTAAAATTAAATTCAATAGAAAACCCTGGCAAACAAAAGCGTGGGTGTAAATCTTGCAAGAAACCAAAGGAAGTAGTAGTAGAAAAATTACCACTACCATTTGAGTTGGAACCATATATACCAAGTGTAGAAGATATTAAACGTATATATGTAATGTTGGGTAATCCAAAGGAAGAAGAAAAACCATATATACAACAAGTATATTCCTCATTATTCAATGAAGAGTTTGATTTTAACTGTAGAACTTGTGTGCATACCCAAACAATGAAACTAAAGAACTACATAACTAACCAACTTAAAATTAAATTATAATGGAACAAGAAAATAAAAAGGGTGGTGGAAGAAAATCAAGTATCGCAACATACGAAGAACGTATTCCTGAAGCATTAGAAATGATACTGTATGAAAAACTCAGTTACACAGAATTTAGGGTCCAAGGAGCCAAACGATGGGGCATCTCCGAACGTGCAAGTGAAAGTATTTGGAAAGACGTTAAAGATAGAATTAAAGCGAGATTTGAGGAAAAGACGGAAGAAATTATCTCCGAGCAGTTATCAAGGTACTTTGACCTACTTGCTAGGGCCAGGTTTGACAACAATAAAAGGGTGGAACGCGAGACATTAGCAGATATAAATAAATTGTATGGATTAGAAACAAGAAAGATTGATGTTACTTCAAACGGAGAACCAATCTCAATTAACATAAACTTACAAGACCAATAATTTTTTTGCCATAACTACACGCAAAACTTCGTTTTTGACTATGCCCACAGTAGAAATAACCCCAACAAAGAGACAATCACAAGCGTGGCAGTACCTCACAGATGACAAAACTAATATAGTTTTATTCGGTGGATCTGCTGGTGGCGGTAAGTCGTGGCTAGGATGTTTATGGATTGTTAATATGTGCATTCAATATCCAGGCGTTAGATGTTTAATCGGTAGAACTGTATTACAACAATTAAAACTAACCACATTAAACACGCTATTCGGATTGCTTAATGATATGACATTCAAATCAGGTGAGCATTATACATTCAATGGTCAATCAAATGTGGTAACATTCTATAATGGATCAGAGATTATACTAAAGGATCTTGCATATCAACCATCAGATCCCAACTTTGACAACCTAGGTTCGTTAGAGATTACTGCTGCGTTTATAGATGAAGCGGCACAGATAACATCACTAGCATTCAACATTATTAAATCACGTCTTAGATACAAACTAAATGAATACAACTTCATTCCAAAAGTATTAATGACCTGTAACCCATCAAATAACTGGCTTAAGAAAGAGTTTTATTTACCATTTATGCAGGGAAGTTTAGAACACAACAAAGTATTCATCCCATCATTACCGTTAGATAATCCACACTTACCACCATCTTATATTGAGATGCTTAAGTCATTACCACCTCAACAACGTAAGAGATTACTGGAAGGTGACTGGGATTATCTGGATGAAGCGGATGCATTATTCTCATTTGATGATATATCTAATTCAGTATTCAAATTTGTTCCACGTGGAGAAGATAAGAAGTATATGTCAGTGGACGTAGCAAGGTTTGGTGCAGATAGGTCCGTAGTGATGATTTGGAGTGGAATGGTGGTCCTGGAAGTGTTTGTCTTTACCAAACTATCAACCACAGAATTATCGGCTGAAATTAGGGAGTTAATTGCGAAGTACGGAATACATCCTACGAATGTTATCGTGGATAGTGATGGAGTTGGCGGAGGTGTTGCGGACCAGATTAAAGGAACAAACTTTGTGAATAACAGTTCAGCATTACACGGACAGAACTTCAGTAACCTTAAGTCACAATGTTATATAAAACTATCTGAATTGTTTAAAGAAGGTAAGATTAGTTTAAACATATTGAACCCACAAGTAGTAGATGAATTAACACAGGAACTATTAGCAATAAAATTAAAGGACGTTGATAAAGATAATAAAGTCGCAATTATGTCAAAGGATGATATGAAAAAGATCCTGGGTAAATCACCCGATCTTTCTGATGCTCTTATGATGAGAATGTACTTTGAAATAAAAAATATGAAAGCAACAGGAAGGTACTCCATTGCATTTATAGGATAAAATATATACATATATATGATTAAGTTTAAAATTGAAGACAAGGAATATAAACTACCTACGTTTATGTCCATTGAACATTACAGTAAGATTTTTAAAATAAAAGATTTGTTCAGCGATGAATACTTTGCAGCCAGATTAATTAACATTGTTTCTGATGCACCTGTAGAAGATTTGCTAGAGAGTGACTATCAAGAAGTGACTTATATGTCTTCTTATGTTATGGAACTGTTACCACGTGAAACACCTAAGTTTAAAGACAGGTTTGAATTAGATGGTGTTAAGTATGGTTTCTTTCCTAATTGGAAGGACCTAACATTTGCTGAATTTATGGATATGGATACCATCTCAACCAAAAAAACGGATGAGTTATTAGATATGTTACACATCCTAGCAGCAATTATGTATAGACCAATCACAGAAGAAAAGTCAGAACACGACTTTAAGATTGAGAAATATGATGTGAATAGTATGTTAGAACGAGCCGAATTGTTCAAAAAGAAATTAGATGTGGCATATATATTAGGTGCGCAGTTTTTTTTTATCAAATACGCAAAGAGATTTTCAGGTTATACCCATCTATCTTTGATGCCGACTCTTTCGCTTTGGACGAAGATCAAAATACTATGGACGATGAGGAAAGTTTTATGGGTTCTAATTTTCAAAAGGCGTTCGGTTGGTTCTTGGTCCTCAACAGAATTGTTGCAAATGATTTTACAAAACACGAATTTGTCTATCAAAAAAAGATAATGGAGGTTTTAAATCAATTAAGTTACTTAATATCATATGACCAGGAGCAGATAAGATTACAGAAGAAAGCGAAGGGAACCATATAATTTCAAGTTACATTTCAGATTATTTTATATTTAATAGTAGTATGGTTAATACAAGTTCAATAAATTATAAGCAGATAGCAGCAGACCTAGGTTCAATTGCTTACCATCACCCACAGATTAACTCTTATGGTTTTGGTGACCTATCACAATGTACAAACGATATTGTGACCAAACAAGAACCAAAATACACAAGAATGTATATGGTTCCTGAAGAAGTTGTATTTAATCAGAACCATATTCACTATCATTTTTCAATTATCATTATGGATAAGGTGGAAGATGACCTATCCAACTTAAATGATGTAATGTCAGACACGTTGGAAATACAAAAAGATATATGGACCATTCTTTATCAATCTTATACACCAGCACAAGGTGACTTTAGTTGGGATATTATTCCTGATGAGAACCCTGATGTTGTACCATTTACAGAAAGATTTGAAACAATCTTAGCGGGATGGACATTACATATGTCAGTTCAAGTTAAATTTGATTATAATGAATGTACACCACCGGTAGATTTTGGATATGGTTTCCCTCAAGACCAAACCTTTGAAAGTTATAGAGTTGTTATCAAAGATTTTCAAACGTTTGCGGATTTACACAGACAGATTAATTCATTTGGATATGGAGATGTTACACCATTTGTACTATCTGCAAGTTTTAACAATCCCTGATAGGATTGACTTACATATAAATTAGTTAATTGTCCCATATATATTTATATATTTGTGTTTATACGTTATCCCATTGTCTATTAACATTCTTCCAAAGTTCAGCAACTTCTTCCCAAGTTAAACCAGGTAAAAACGATGTTTCAGGTAATACACATCTGTTATAATCAAACTTCTGTGTCATACTGACATTTAATACCCAACCTGCTAAGATTGTTTCTGTTTGTTCGTAAAGAACGTTAACTAGTGGGTCCCAATCTGCCTCATATTCTGATAAATACATCTTTGAGAACAAATCCTTTGCAATTTCCAATTGGTCTGATAAAACTTCTTGTAAGTTGGAAAGGTCATCCTCAACTTTATCTACAAAATGTATTTTCCATTTAATGTGAATGTGACCCACGTGGAACCTT